GTTTCCCAGTCACGATCGGGAGTGATACACCTCCCGGTCAAATGCGTGTGGTGCGTAATACGAGTCCATCCCCGAATTCAGCATTTGCGTTTCGGCAAATCTCGACATTGCAAGGCGATTCAGACAAAGCTGAAGTGCCTTTTCCACGCCCGGTGTTATCGGATCGTGGTCAATCGGGGCATAGGCTGTTAGTGGCAGGAGCGTGATAACCTGGTCGGGGATAATCCACAGATCATACAAGAGAACCATGACATCAGGCTTGTATTGCTTGCAATAATACTTCATCAATCCCAAGCCATGTTCATGTGTACTCGCGGGAAGAATTAGCATATTCTCAGCCACACGCATAGGCGATCCGTTATGCCCGTAATTCCCGTAAGCGAATGTGTCCCAACCTTCCTTAACCATCTTCTGCGTAAACAACCCTGTCTGGACCCCGTAACCAGTCGGGGTCCAAGGCGCATTACTACACCACATTATCCGCATAAAAACTCCTTGGTTACGCCGCTTGCGTACCTTCTACATACAAAATTTCGTACCATACCTGCTGCTCAACCCACGCGCCTGTGAGTTGTGTATCGAGATACAGATACTCACCTTCAAGTACCGTACCCTCCACAACCGACCCCGCAGCGGGTGTCTCCGCAGACAGACGATCATCAGCATGCGTACCGCCGAGATCAGCGATTACCGTCCCTGCAACTGCGGTACCGGCGGTACCCCAGTTTTCCAGTCGGAAGGTCGTTGCCGAACCCGTTCCCTGATCATTCTGGACGATGATTCGTGCTGATAACACCTCCATATCAACCGGCGCACGCATGAAAGGCACGCGCTTATCATCGGCTCCCGGATCACCTACCAGTACGCTGTAAGTTTGTTCGTTCAATGCTCCAAATGGACCAGCCATCATATCCTCCTTATTAACTAGGCGTTGCAGCGTCGGCGGTCACGCCTACACCGTGTTCGGGACGCATGTACCCAACACCGTAGCCGATATGACCGTTTAGCTCAACTGCCCGACGACTTGCATCGAATTCGGGCATAACCGACATTGGCTCACGCTCATCATAAATCAGAGCCGAGCGTGCGAAGAACCCGGCGATTCCGTCGTCACTGGCATCCAGCGTAATATTCGAACTGGTGAGCCACGCAACCGCCAGAAAACGACCAACGAAGTAGTCGCGAAGGGCTTGATTCGCAACATCACCGAGAAACGCCATATCCGCTGCTGGCTGACCGAGTTCGAACCAGACGGCACGCCACATAAAGGGATGCACAACTGCCCAGATCGTACCCGCCGCCTTGGAATTATGCAGTAACGCAACGGCTTTTGAAGAGGTATCAATCGAGAGTGTCGCTCCCGCAGACCCTAGCGAGTGCGTAAAACCGGAGAACTTGCCGATAATATCTTTATCGACCTTCTCCGCCAACGCGCCACCGATTTCCATTCCGGCACTGACCGAGATATTGTTGTCCGTCTCAGTCAGCATCATTCGATTCGACAAAATATAACCTGCCATCGCCTCAGTAGGCGTGATGGTCTGGCTATTGGTTTTTGTCAACTTGCGGTGCCCCGCGAAGTCATCGCCGTCACCTACTTCCATCGCAACGGCTTGACTAAAGATCGGGACCTGACGAGCAGCATAGCCCCGCGCACTGCGGGACGTTACCAACTGAACCATCATATTCTGCTGCCGTAGCACAAAAAGCGTATCCTCACGAATCTTGTCAAACAAGTCGTTCAGATCAGTTTGCAGCGAAATAAATTGCGGCATCATTCATCTCCTTCGGAAACTTGTCCAAATATTTGCATGTTGCCAACTCCTTTGCTCAGATCAATGATGGGCGTTCCATCACCGCCGAAACTGCCGGAGTTGTACTGTGCAAAACGTTCTTCTGATGTTTCTTTAGACGTGTTCCCTCCTGGGGATACGGTGGTCTTGCGTGTCTTACGCTTCTTCCGCGTTGCTTCAGGCAATTCGTCAATCAATTTCTGAGCATCCTCGCGGATAGAATCTTCATCGTCACCCTGTAACCTCTCAACGAGTACGGGTGGTAAACCCAAATCCAGTGCTACATCACGCCGAATCGCGTCCAGCGTGATCTTCCCGATCCGATCCTCAAGTTTCTCGTTCTCGCCTTTGCGCTTCTCAGCGAGTTCCTTCCACTTGTTCTCTTCCTCAAGTTTCTTCTCGTCGATGTCATTGAGTCTCGATTCGAGTTTTTCCAGCTTTGCTTCTTGACGCTGATTCCTCTTTCTGCGATTTGCGTTCTCTTGACGCAACTCCCGAATGACCTTGAAAGCGGCTTCGGGATCACGTACCCAATCCGGTATCGCTGTATCGTCGTCTACCTCGTCATCGTCGTCCACTTCTTCCGTTTCGTCGTCTACCTCGTCGTCGTCGTCCACTTCTTCCGTTTCGTCGTCTACCTCGTCGTCGTCGTCCTCAGCATACCAGATACGCAGATTTCGCAGCGAAATCCCTAGGTCACTACGACGCGCTATACCATTATTAAGCATCAAAAGCACATCAAAATCAAGTGTTTCAGTTATTTCTGCCATCATTTTTCTCCTGTTTATGTTGTGTGGAAAAGAAAAACCCCCTGAATTCAGGGGGTTCTATGAAAGATTCAATTCTGTTAGCAGAGCTTTGAGCTTATGCCCCACCACCGCTGGCGTTGCCTCCACCCCCTTCGATTTGCATATATCGACGATCCATTTCTGCAAATCAGAAGGCACGATAATCCGTTTCTCGACGTTTCCCGGCTGCACTTTCCGTTCATCATAAACCCTAGGAACGAGTATACGACTATCGGGGGTCGGAGTCCCACTCTTCCAAACATCATGCAACCGATCCACCCATGCTTTATCATTCAGGTGCAAAGCTCTGAGCATGAACCATAATTCATGGAAGGTCACGATCAGAGGTTTGCTATCGAGGTCACTCATGTCACGACTGCCTCCTTATCCGCATCCTCGCCCAGAACATCCTCGATACGAACCTCGTGTTCTATAGATTCATCGGACTGCCCAAAGGAACTCATCGGTACAGGTTCAGCTTTGGGTAATACCTCTTCAAATTCGAGTTGTGCGATGTCAGCGCATCTGTAATGCACCTCACGGTTCCCAATCGGACGCGGAAGCGAGACGACATTCTCCTGTTTATATTCCTTGAGCATTGCCGCCTTCTCCTTTGCGTTTACGGTGTACCCGGACGGCGGCATACGGTGTTTGTCTGTCCAAATAAAGTGAACGATGTATTTCTTTGCTACTGGCATTATAGATTTCCTTTCGTTTTATGGATTCGATTCAGAATTTGTTCCCGATCCCTCTTGACCGGGGATTTCGATACGATTCGTCACATCGCTATCTTTCTCCTTTCTAATTTGTTCTTGTTCCGCCTGGTAATCTCGACCAAGGTCACGAGCAAGTGTTTGATTACTAGTAACGCCAAGGAATCCTTCTTGCAATGTCGCCTGTACCTGTTCGATGCGATTCACAGGCAACGGATCACTCCATTTCAAGCCAATCTTCACTTCTTCATCCCCCATTATGAACAATGCTCTCTCAAGCATGATCTTGAAGCCTTCACCATAGAGCCTACGTTTGGACTGGATCAAGTCGAGCATCGAGCCGTACAACACACGCACGCCAAAATTCGTCAGTTGCCCGACCTTATCCTTGATATTCGTCACATCAATCACACGCTTCTGCGAGAAGAGGATGGATCGCAGATTATTCGCAAACTGCATCGACGAGGATATATCACTGAAGAAGGCGATATTACTGACCTTGGTCTCCGGGCTTGGGAAACTAAAGAGCGAACTATCGGGCGTGCTGTTCAAGTCCTTGACATCAGCACCGATCACAATCGTCTTGGGATGCGCGTGATGCTTGATAATTTGCTTGGTATTCGTCGTAACGAAGTTAATCGCGTCATTGATACTAATATCGGACTTGCTAATATCCGCACCGCCGTAATACTCGTGCGGCACCTCGCGGTTCTTGATCTCGACAATCGGCGGAAACGGATAATCCCAGAAGTCACGCTCTTTTTCAACAAATCCGGCAGTCCCCTGATTCGTCGTTCCCTGTTCGTATTCAATAATCGTCCAGAAGTTTTCCGTCTCGTCTTCCTCGGTCTCCATAACATCCATAGACTGCGGCATATCACTGAGATAGCGATTCTGCACAATATCCTGTCTGCGTTTCGTCTTTCCGATTTCCCACTCGATACGATAGAAAACAGGGAACCCGCGCATCGAGACACGAGTTGCGTCCCAGAACACGGTCACTTTACGCGGATCAATCAGTACCGCGTCTGGCGGATCATCCTCGAACTCAGGTTCAATGAGCAGGACAAAACTATGCCCTGATGTGCAACCACTCTCGATAATCAATCGCACTTTTTCAGCGAATCGTATCCAGTCAAGTAGTTGCACCATATCCTCCGGCAAGTCCCCCTCAACCTGATCCCTCGGATGTGGGGAGGGGATTCCCATGAAATCCACGACATCATCGACGATCTGACCGATGACATTAATGATGATATTCGCAATTCGTTCCTCACCAGCCAGTACCAGCGGTTCTTCGTGATCCCCGCTACGATACTTAATCGCACGACTGATCTTCTTATCTCGATCTTGTCTCTCTTTGTTCGCAGCATCATCGAGAGCTTTGTCCTTCGGTTTATATTGAGGCAATATACCGGGCATCATATTTCCTTTCTATGTTCCTAAATCCAATATGTAATCGGGTTCGTCGTTTCCGTAAGAATAAAATGGATTCCTGCTTTCTGTTCGCGCTTTGCCATAGCTTGACAGGAAATGATAGGCACCACTTGCCGCGTCGATCTGATCTTCAGGATACTTACCCGAACCATCGAAAACCGATGCTTCATTCAGGAATCCCTCGGTCCAGCGTCCTTGTACGATCTCGACCATGCCAGCATTCAGACGATCTGACAACGGTAAGGCTCTGGACAACTTCGAACCAATCGGAGCTTTGTAGTCAATACGATGCTCACTCAAGTCGGGATGTGCCAATAACTCCTGAGCCGCAATGATCCCCGCTTTCTCGCCTTCAAGACGAATCGGGACACGAGTTCTATCCAAGATGGCGATTCTGACAACTGCCATTTTAACCTGCGAATACTGTTTCCGCATCTTGTGGACATGCAAGATGATATACCGTCGATCTTTCGTGATTCCCATCTTGAGTCCTGCGGTGAAGGAACTACGTGTCTTATCCGTAATCGCAAGGTCCCAGAAGCGTACGATACGGACGCACTCGCTTTCGGCTCTGGCGTAGTCAGGACGCATATGCTGACGCAGCACGTCAACATCGAAGATCATTGCCGAGCCTTCCAGCGGAACACACATAAACTCACGCATGAAGATCGGTTCAGACAACACACGCCGCTGTTCTTCCAGCTTCTCGGCTGTGATACGCGGACACATCGTTGCTGGAATTCTAAATTTCCGCCAGCCTTCCCAGTATCGAAAGGCTTCCCACCAGAAGCCCTGTGTCAGATTGGGTGTCGAAATCAAGATCAATTGTCCACCAGACACGATCAACATCGGTACAATCGCCTGAAACAGATCGTCACTACAATAGGCAGCTTCGTCGATCACCACTGTATCAGGATCGGAGTACCCACGAACCGACTCAGGTTTACCACTAACGGCTACAATACGGCTACCGTTATCGAAGCGTAGTGATGTCTGTGATTGCGCTCGCATACCTTTAAGCGCGTACTCATCGTAGAAGGCAACAACTTTTCGAAGTGTCTCGATGGATTGTCTCTCAGTGGGAGAGGTAATAATATGTAGTGACCCCGGCACATGCAGAGCTTTATAGAGTAACTTGGCGGCAACGACTGTCGATTTCCCTACCTGTCTTGAGGTATTCACTACAATCTGCCGATCTTCAGCTTGCAGGAGTTCCAACTGCCAGTCATCCGGCTTAAAATCCACCTGAGAACAAAAAACCCGCACGTCGGCGGGTTTCTCGTCTTTCAGGACTTGCTGCAATTGCCAGTTTTTCCTGATTTTCTCAAATTCATGATCCATTATCACCATAAGGCGGACCTCTCAACAAGTGCATGATTCTCTGAATAATCCCCATATGCTGCTTACGCTCGTAAATCTGTGCGTGAATCGCGGCAAGTTCATCCTGCGTTCTTCTCACATTCTCGTCGTATTTTTCCAGTTGCGTCTGCACTTGCATATACTCCCGGTAAATCGGGGAATGTTGTTCCATGCCGAGCGCGTAGCGTTGGAGAATCGCATATTCCTGATCTTTCAACTGATTGATGCTGTGTCCCATATTGACATACCGATTGTTCAATTGTTCCCGTTTACGAATCAGGTCATCAAAGGGCACAAACTGGAAGAATTTATAGAGAATCATGCGACAAGTCCTTTATTCATTGAAGCGATATGAAACAGGAAGGCAATCAAACGTTCAAATTGATCGGATGTGAAATTAACTAGTCTTCCATCATGTCCCCATGTTACTTCATATAAGGTATCCTTCTCCGTATCATCATCCAGCACAACGTTAACCTGTATATTGATTTCATCTGTCTTGTTATAATTAAGGGTAATCCCATGTGTATTGGGTATCAGCATAAAGCCTCCTAGTTCATGCAGAATATAGTTTCCGGTATTCTGTGCTGTTCAATCGGATAGCGGAACACAGCAGTCAACATACTCCCGGTATACATAAACGAGAGATAACTTCCCCACTCATGATAATAGAAATTGATATGCCACACTGGAAACAGGAGAATCATAATTGATCTCTCTGGAAGACAATTTTATGCAAAAGCGATTTCGTGTCTGGACGCGGGTTATTCCATAGCGCACACACCCGCCAGCCATTCGTTCCCATCTGGATAATAATGTCATTCACGACTTCTGAGGATGGGCAACTATGCCGCATACTGTCAATATGCTCAGGCATCTTCGTTTCCTTCGTCTCGACCTCACCATCGGGCGTTTTCTTCCATTCAATTGTATAATCACGCCCTCTGAGATAAATGTCAGCAATCACGGTAATAATCAAGGTGATATACTCCCATAGGCACTGCTGAAACAAGCGGCAGCGTAATCCTCTAGAAAGTGTGTCGTGAGATCATCCATCGCAACGCGCTTGATAACATCAGAGATCAGCGTCGGTTTTCCCTCACAGGGACAAAAGACCTTATCAACCCACAACAGCTTCATGATTCCGCGTGCCGCCAGATAGATATTTGGTGAATCCTCTGGCAAGGAATAGGCGTCACGGATAACAGGGGCAATAACTGCATAAGGAATAGATGGATGATAGGTCTCTACAAGCATCGCTTCACCGACTAACAGTTCGTAATAGTGATGATACTTGATAATGTCACGCACATTTTCCTCAAAATCCTCGCCAAAATAATCTCGATAGCGATAATTCTTGTAACTGCGAAACCCGCCAAAAGTATCCGTTGGAATGACTACTGCATCAACATTCATCGCCAGCGGATTCCCGAATTGCAGCGAAATATAAGGAGAATATCGTGTAAAACGCATCATCTGGAAATAACGCAGAACAACATAGCGATTGCTACAGAGAAGGAGTTCTACAGTATCCTGTTCATCTTGATCCGACAACAAAACTTCGGTCATCTCAGATAAATCGTCACTTCGATGTCCAGCGGCTCCAGATACTTCTTCATTAAGGGGTATACTTGTGTTTTCCAATCCAATCCTCCTAGTCCGCAGCCCAGTCGCGGGAAAGCAACGGAACGAACTCCGTGTTTCTTGTAGTCCAGCACAAAACGATGTAACCCAAGTGCAATGTATTCTATTTTAGATGGTAATCTCCAATCGGTTTTCGTTGGTAAACAGACAATAATCCTGTCCACTGAGCACATCGTTTTCTTCACCCACTGCCAGTGCAAGCTGCCGATGACAAATTCACGGGTTCTGCATAGCCTAACATACTCTTCCGCGACCTCTGGATACTGGTCACGACATTGCTTTGCCAATCCCGCGCCCATCACGCCAAGCGTATTCACCGGGATCACCACCGTTTGCTCCATTCCGTCCAGAATATCCCCATACCGATACAGAATCATTGCTCTTTTCCTCTAAATCTTCCTCTTCATCATAGTATTCAAATACTGCCAGAACTCCCGACTTATCCTCATCGAGAAATCCAATTGGCACCATCGAGTCAGCTTCGTATTCACGTGAGCCGAGGTCAACCGTCTCAACCTCATGACCTTCATAAGCGTATTGCAAGTACCCAGCCACCAGTTCCTCGACATGCTCAGGATAAACCTCGCCTGTCTGTGCAAGATCATATGAAGTATATGTATCCTCCTCTTCCTCCCAACTCTCAAGGAATCCCGGAGACTCCGGCAATTGCCCATACAAGTCCTTCAGTATCACCAGTAGCACGCACATGGCTGTAGCGACCCACATACCGTATTCCATCCCGGCATCGGCTCTTAGCTTAATAGCAATTGTGCTAATGAGCAGTAAAACCGCCGTCAGATGATGCTTAATGAATCGCCAGTTAATCGCTTGGATTAAGAATTCCATCAACTTCCTGTATCGTCTCATCAGCCTCTTTCATTTCATCGAGTAGACAGAATCGTAGCGCACGTAACCGCACTTTCTGACGCTTGCGCCGACGCACTCGCTTCCCGGTACGATGCTCCGTACCGATATATTTCAGTCCAAAGTCCGCAGCAGAAGACAGGAACCACTCCTGTATTTCGTAGGGATTGCGATCATCCTCGATTTCGATCTCGGCGACACCGCCATGAAAATTCGTCTGCAAGCGCACTAGCTGGTAGCGTTCCAACATACGATGGACACATTTCTTCAGTATACTATTCGCTCTCGTGATTTTCCTGTACTGCTGCTGATCCATGTTCATCCTTTTCTCTAAAAAATGTCACATAGCGGTAGTCGTAATCTCCGCATGGCACGACTGATATATTACCAATCGCCCATCCTTCTTCATTGGTATAGCGTTCCAGTTCCTTGTCCCAAATACCAATCGGTTCCGAAACCTTATTCCGTTCCCGAAGTCGCTGCACGATGGTTTTGAATTCAAGTGCCACGTTTTACGCTTTCCAATTCCAATGGAACACCCATGAAATCTCGCATAAACACCTCGTGAGGCATCATCTTTCTTCGTTCTTGCAGGAACTCCAACGTCACACCGGGTATATCCAGCGCAATAACGCTATGCTTCTGCCATTTCATAGAATAGAATTCCGGTTCATTATACGCGCTCCACCAGAATCCGGTTCTTCGATTCGGAGTGGATAAGAGTATTTTCCGCACATCGACGCTCAATATCATCGCGTCCCAGAGTCTTCGCCACAAGTCTCCCTCGCGCCTGTCTTTCAGATAGGCAGCTTCATCGAACATGATGCAGGCGTGAAATGGATCAATATGCAAGCCCTGCAAATCCGTTGACCAATCCACAACAAAAATCTTCGCGCCGTTTTCCACACGTATGAGGTAATCATTGAAATGAAGGTTGTAGTTTTCATTCAGCGTATGAAATCCTCGTAAAATAAGCTGTACCAAGTTCCTGCGCTGTATCCTGTTCATTAGGAAAACGACATTCACACTTCTCTCGTCTTCAAGTGCGTTGGCGATGACCTGTGCCGCGATCAGCGTCGTCTTCCCAGACCTGCGCGGTGCGTTCACGACAATATTCCTAGCCCCAGAAGACAGGACCTTCCGCTGCCAGGGATACGGTGTTTTGTTGAAGACATCTTGCACAAGATTTGTTCGGACCTGCATATCGTACCTATTTCCGTGCCTGCGAATCTCTGTAGTCATTGTTTTGTTAGCCTGTATTCGATTCGTCATCATTATCCTTCCTCACATCTGCGTGTGTCATACGACGCTGGAAGATCATGACATGCGTAATTGCAGGCGAATTATTTCCATCATCTACTTGCAAATGCACGAGTTTCCAACCGTCGAGTCCCACAGAAGCGATGAACCGATACACAAAATCATTTACGTAACCTTCGATTTCGACGATTTCAGCTTCAGAAAGCGGATTCTGGGTGAATCGGACTTTCATCTCATATTCCATTTCTTGCCTGTGAATCTCTGCAATCATGGTTTTGATCGGTATATTAAAGGGTAGTTTCGCCATCATTCTTCCTCTCTCGGTTCACCAAAAGGAATCGTAATCCCCAGTCTCATCATTTCCTTGCGTCTTTCTTCCTCTGGATCGACATGCTCCGGTACTTCTATCGGTTTCTCCGCTTCTTCGTGCTGCATTTCCGCAATTCCCTGCACTGCATCCAAGTCCGTCGGTACCAGATACGCCAACTCCTCCACCTTGCGGACGTACCATTCCGGTTTCACGCCCCGGAAACGGTAATAATCGACGTGGAACATGGTGAAAACCAACAAATCCCCGACCCCGATCCAGTAATAAGACCACTCTGGACCACCGAGTTCAAGCTCGTACCTGCCATTTCTTGCTTGCCACCGCATGTTCTCCTTGTAGAAATGCTCATTGTTTATCGAGTTGTGCCAGTACCAGAGATGATCCGCATACCGTACCTTCCTACGCGGAACCATCGTCACGTCATCCGTCTTCTCAGGGATGAAAATACCGATTGAGAGGCTATCCTGTAGTACACGGAATTGCCAATCACGCAGTTCCATCAACTCTGGTACCGTCAGATACAGTTCCTTGTACATGAATTCTCTTTTTACGAGATCATAGATTTCCATGTTACCAGTCGCTACCTGTTACGCCGAAAAGTAAAGGAAATGTACCCCTTCTCTATACTACGCTCGGTATGCAGTCCGAGACCGTTGGGTATCTCGTTCAGAAACCATTCGAGTTCCCTCCGTGCTTGTTGCTTCGTGTGCAGAAGCGTCTCGGATTCCCGCCTGCTTTTAATCAGGAGTTCCGTTAACCTATCCAATTCGTCCTTAGAAGGCTGGTATCGCCAGAACATATCGCCTTCCTCATACGCGGTCAATACAATTTGACCCTCTCCATCCATAGCAGACTCAATATTATGGATATTCGCAGACTCCTCAATCTCACCAAGAATCCGTAACTTGCTGGGGGTGATCGGTATAGGACCCCACGTACTTCCGATCCTAGATCTTAGATCATCAGGCGTCCCATCCTCTCTTACTACACTACCGATCCTATTCCTCAAATCGTCATTCTCGTATTCCGTCATCCTCACTCCTTCTTACTTGCATCTGTCGTAACTGGTCCAATACACGATGAAATCCAAGCCACTGCACATTGCTGAAGCTGCACATCATCTCACCCTCATTGTATCCGTAGAAGATGACCGCCGTATCAATACGCTGTATCTTCAAATCGCCACGCACGCTACGGGGCAAGGCACTGGTATCCATCACCGGGACCGTCGAAATCTGCCACGTCACCGGGAAATTCTCGTAACCTAGCAGGACATTCAGATTCCATTGTTCCATCTCGAATTCGCACCATACATCCATCCCATGATGCGGTTTCTGAATTCGCAGTGCCGCGTTTGCACGTCTGAAGTCCTCACCAGTCATTGCATGAACATCCACGAATACAGTCCCGACCATTACCGGCACCTGCCAGCGCAAGATCGTGTAATGAACATCAGGATACCGCTTGAATTCAAAACCATCGTCACCGCAGGTTAAGATGTATGAGTTGATCGTCTCATCACTCATCATCTCGTGCCTCGTCACCCTCAGATAACCCAAGAACAAGGAATCGCCTGCCAGCATCCGTAATCCGGTAATTCCCGCGCTCGTCCTGAAGAAGATGGTCACTCGTCACCATCGCCTCAAGTGTCTCCGCCAGCCGTGACTCGTTCACCATCCCGAAAAACAGACCGTAGTTGATTTCCTCAAAAGAAACGCCTTGCTCTAATCCGCCCTTGCGAATCACAGTCCGTAATATCGCAGGAATTAATTCTCTCTCCTCCCCACCGATCCTGCGTAATGGCTTGCCATAACCCTCACGAACACGTACACCACACTCGTTAATGAACACCATCGTCTTCTTCGGAAACAGATGCTCGGAAATTCCTGCTACTTCCGCCGCATGAGCCAATTCATTCTTCGGCTCGTAGTCCGTCCCGATTGCGAATGAAGACACGCCACCCATCTTGATCGCTACCAACACAGCGTCCAGCAAAACAAGCCGAAACTCTAACAACTGCTCTTCACGCGGACGTTGTAGCCTCTCCACCCACCACTCAACGCCTGTAATTACATGCTCTAATCCGATCTTCATCTCCTTACCCTTTCCAGTTAACCATGCTCTGTATTTCTCCTTGAGCCTCTCGTCCATGTACCGTTCTAAGAAAAATGGCGGAAACTTGCCCGTCTCAAATAAAGTCTCCACAGCGTCTTTTATGTCCTGATGGATATATCGTAGCTGATTCTCGTGTCCGTACTTCCCTTTCCATAATCTGATACTCGTCCGGACCACGCCTCCGCATTTGCTACCTCCCACTCCACCACTCTAAACAAAATTCCTCCGCGTAATCATCCCCCAGACAACCCTCCATAAATATCTTTTTCTCTTCTAATAACTTCAGTTGATAACAGCCAGCCCCGCACCGCGCACTCTCAATTATCTCGCTAAGTATGAACAAAGCCAGTAGAAACCAGAAAAAGGTGAACACCATCCCTGCCATGATCTTGATATTCTCTGTGTCCCCGAAAAAACGGAGTACCCCCGCCACCTTCTCCCCGATCCGTAGATCAACACCGTCTATCTCCACCTCTACCTCGTGTTCCCTACTCATTCCGTAATCGCTTCCTCTCTTGCCTCGTCGTCAAAGATGCCACACGCCGCCGCCCTTCTCTGTAACCAGAAATGATGCTTGAAACCCGTCGTCGTCAAATGAACGCCCTCGCAGTTGTACCCCGCTATACCCCAACCGCGATCCCCTAAATCGTTCAGTATCTCCAACGTGTCCTCCATATGCCCCCTCCTAGAACCACGCAATACCGCCTTCCTAATACCCCTCCGATATAGCACCGCCTCGAAATCCCGAACCCTCTCGTGATACACCAGCAATGCGAATTCGTACCCGCCTGCCATTAACCGCCTTCCCCCGCCAAATCCGCCCGTATCTTCTCCGCTATCCCCGCTACCGCCTCCGCCATCTGTGGAACGCGCCCCTCTACTCCGTAACCGTATGTCCTGTGTATGTTCAATATCCCCGGCTTCTCCTTCACCGCCCATACCGATACCTCGATCCAATATGTAGGTACGTAATCCGCACGAGATGGATCTATGCAACTGATCTGGAAGGACTTTAATCCGCCCAACGGAGCGCAAATACGCTCTAATATCTCTATTATCGTCACACCACGTAATGTCTCTGTACGTACCTCTTCCTCTTTCACCTATCTCTCCTTCCTCTCTTAGTAAAACCGCCGGGTCCCCTGCACGAATTTTGATCTGGGTGGGGAGGTGGCTCTTGAGAATAGAACGCTTATTCTAATGTTGCCCACCCCCTCCGAGGAAAGCGCAAAGAAAACGCAGAAGTGCCAGAGTCGTCTCCGAGAGAACGCGAAAGGCACGCGAGAGAAAGGCACGTGTACCAGGGTGTCAGGGTATGGGTAGTGTGGGTGTTGGGGACTGCTGGCAAGGTGTGGCTCACTCTCTCAAACTGTTCACTCTTTGCTATTTACGTATATCAAGAGTTAACTCTTGTATACTACAATAGCAAAGAGTAGGCGTCTACAGAACTCGGCAGCAATTTAGGGATTGTATGGTAATCTATAGCCTATCTCAACTGTTCCCCAACGATCTAACAACTATATTCACTCTTCGTCAATGTTCTCTTTACTATTACGCTCACTATTACTATCAGGTCCTAACACTCGTATCTCTTGGTTGTCGTCGCTCAGGGACTCTTCAAGCTGTTTCTGTGACTGTCCGTGTTCGCTGTCTATCGGGATTCCAAGTCCTGCGAAGATGTTTGTGGCGTATTCTACATTGACTCGGATTGTCAGTTCCTCGAAAGTGATTCCGCCACTCCGAACCATGTTTCTGATACGCTCGTCGATCTCATCAACTGTCGATTGCTGGTTATAGAGTCCGTAGATACGCGCTAACTGGTCTAACGCTTTTTGTCTGTCGTAAAGCTCCAATTCTACCGTCTCTTCCTCTTTTACACCCCCAGAACGATCTCGATAAGTCGTCTTCGTTTTCTTGATTTTACGGACTCGATGGAGCTTTCTTTCCTCATGCGCCATTTTGAGGTCAAACTGAAACTTGCCCGTCTCAAA